GTTGATTATATTGTTGTTGTTTTTGTTGTTGCTGTTGATATTGTTGTTGTTCTTGCATTTCAATGTTATTCTGTTGACCTTTTTTATTATCTTCTTTATTTTTTGATGTCATAAGTTCTTCTCTAAATTCATTTAGAACATCTTGTACAATAGGGTCATTAATATCGCTTTGGTCAGGTGATGTTCTGTCCGTTTTTAATGGTAATGTTGACGTTGGTGTTGACATAACAAACCTTATTAATCTATAACATTATATAATATTTTCATTATTATATTTATAACGCAATAAAAATATAACATTTAATTTTTTAATTTCTTTTTGCATTTACCAGTTTTTAAATCTCTCTCTTCACCTTCTTTGCATTTATTTACAAATCTACCTGTTAGAGGATTTACTTCTTTCCCTTCTGGACATTTAATATCATCTATATTTGCAAGTTTATCGACCTTAACTGTTTTACAAATACCTGTTTTGGGGTCTCTAACCTTTCCATCTTCGCATTTTTTAACACATCTTCCCGTTATAGGGTTTATTTCTTTTCCTTCAGGGCATTTTGTACTTTTTATATTAACAACTTTTACATCACTTACTACTTTTTGTTCTTCAGGTTCATCTGGTTTTATTTCGTCGTCAGGTTCATCAGGTTTTATAACATTAGGTACAACAACAACATTTACTTTAGGTGTTACAACTTTTTTATTTTTTTTAACTATTGGAACATCTGGTTTTATTTCATCGTCAGGTTCATCAGGTTTTACAACATTAGGAACAACAACAACATTTACTTTAGGTGTTACAACTTTTTTAATTTTTTTAACTATTGGAACATCTGGTTTTATTTCATCGTCAGGTTCATCAGGTTTTACAACATTAGGAACAACAACAACATTTACTTTAGGTGTTACAACTTTTTTAATTTTTTTAACTATTGGAACATCTGGTTTTATTTCATCGTCAGGTTCATCAGGTTTTACAACATTAGGAACAACAACAACATTTACTTTAGGTGTTACAACTTTTTTAATTTTTTTAACTATTGGAACATCTGGTTTTATTTCATCGTCAGGTTCATCAGGTTTTACAACTTTTTTAATTTTTGCAATTTTTTCTATTTTAATTGTTTTACATGTACCAGTAATAGGGTCTCTAACCTTTCCTTCGTCACATACTTTAACACATCTTCCTGTAACAGGGTTTATCTCTTTTCCTTCGGGACATATGATCTCTTTTTTATTTTTATTAATCTTATTTACTACCTTGGCTATAGGTGCTCTTGGGATAATAACGCGTTCTTTTAATTCTATATTTTCATATGTATATAAATCGGGTATATTGTTTTTTATTGGACATTTTAATTTTAAATAATTGTATAAAGAAATTTTAGTTTTTTCATTTTGAAAAATAGTTTTTAAAATACTTTTTTCAGTTAAATATTTTTCATATTTAATCTTATCAATGTTTCTTTTATTCTCATAATTAATGAAATATTTATCTTTTTTTTTGATACATTCTAAATCTTTTTCATCAATATTTTTAAAATGAGATTCAATATTACTTTTTAATTTTGGTATATCATTGGAATTTTTATTTACTATATCAACAAACACCTTTTCTATATTAAATAACTTACTCATTTATTAATATTAAGGATAAAAATAATAATTAAACTAATATAATATCTTCAAACATACTTCTATAAAAAGTTTGCAAACTTTCTTCAGGGTTCATTTGTTCTTCGTAAAAACTTCTAGGAACATATTTTACAAGAACCTTCTCTTTTTCACATACAGATTTATTACTATAATATCCTTGAATAATTAATAATATACCTATAAATAAAAAAAATATAGCAATTGCTTTCATACTTAATAATACTAAATAAGAAAAAAAATAATAACAACTTTCGACTACGCATAATAAATACGTCTATTTGTGTCTATCACCCCAAACATCAACATTTTCAATACTTTCTTTAAGAGAACCAAGTTCAATATTAGTACTTGTCTCACCGTCAATTTCTTCATTAACGGGAGCAGCATTCGAAGCTACTTTATTTTTACGATCTTCGAAAATAACATCTTTATCATCCATATTTTTCTTGTATTCTTTCATTAATGTATTGAGTTGTGTTTCCGAATATTCTTGATTATCAAGACACTCTGGATTTGGCGACCAAGGACACCAACAACCTACCTGCGCAATATAAATATTAAACTTTGAATCAATCTTCTTTAAAAACTCACTGCGATTTTTTGCTTCATCAAGTGTATCAAATGTTCCACGAACCTTAATACCTCTCATAGATGTTACGAAATTATTATCACGATGATAATTTTGCTCCAATTCTTCATTATTTACAGATTTATAAAATGTATATTGTTCATTCATTTCTTTTGGGTCAAAAATATATGAATGATTTTCCTTGATATTTTCAAGCATATCTTCTGACTCTGGAAACTTTTCTTTAATACCTTGGAATAAATCCTTCATGTCTTTCCCAAACTTATCAATAAACTTTGATAAGAAATATAGGTCTTTTTTAACAATAACATCTTCGGGGCTTAGAAACGACAATAGTACGTAATTTTGTCCACGGATAGGTTTATCTTCGTCAAGAAAATCAGTTTCTTTCGTTGAAACGAGACCATATTGTGAAGTTTCGTCCATATTTTATTATTTCTATTTATAATATCTAATATTGTTTAAATCTTATATATATTTAATAATAATAAAAATATAAATATCAATTTATACATTTAAAGCGATGGAATAATATCATAGTTTAAATCTATGCATATATTTCTCCATATTTGATCTTGGACATATAGTTTTTCCCGACTTTTTAACAATGGAAAATATTTGAGATATTCGTTCAATCCAAGTATTTGAAAAAACTTATAAAGAACATAACTATAAGACAAAAAATTCTTTCTATCTTTCGGACAATGTTTCAAAAACGGAGCTTGGATACTTCTAAACATATTACACAACTTTTCTTCTAATTCTGGACTGAATTGTGGAGTTGGTATTCCATTAATTCTATTAATAATATAATTAATATGTTCGTAATATTTATTTATTCTTAATCTTTTTAGAATATCCCTCATTTTGATATAACTTATGCTTTTTAATTCGATAATCTTCTCTTTTTTAATTTCCGTTAATATTTTTTCAAAAATATCATCAGGAATATCAGTACTTTCTTTTCCCTGAACTTGATTGCACCATTCCCTAAAATGATTAATTCGCTTATAACAAAAATGAGAAGTATCTTTAGTATTTTGTTTCAATATAGGTCTATTTTGTTCAACTAATAACAATTCTTGATAACCGCACATATTGCATATCATTATAGCATCTTGTTGTAAGCATGTCATTTGATTATTACATACTTTGCATATTTCTATATTTTTATCTTCAACATTTCTAACATATTGCTTATTTATTATAGACATATATTTATCAACAAGAGCACTCTTGTCGTATAGAGTATCTTCGGTATTATTGGAATCTATATATTGATCTGTTTTATAATTGCTATTTTGATTATCCTCGTTAATATTGTCGCATTTATCATTTTCTTCGCAATTATTTGTCGATATGACTTTTTGATCTATATTGTTAAGAGCATCAAGCACATTTATAGTAGTTGCTGTAATTATGCTTCTTTTTTTCTTTGAATAATTTTTATATATTTTAGGTTGTCTATTCAATAATTCGTTTGTTGATACAATTGTATTTTGTGATTCTTTATTATGATTATTATTTATATCTGATTGTTTATCTACTGTTTCGTAATATTGAAATAATATATAACTAGTATTTTTATAATAATCTATTTCATCATAAGTATTTAACTCATTAATTGATAGTTTAAGTTCAGACTTTTTTTCTCGTAAAATTATAATCTTTGACCATAGCAAATTACCTCTTTCTTTGTCGGTTATTATATCGCATGCTTCTAATTCGGCGATAATACCCTCTATTTCAATTTCGTAACTGGATAATAATAAATTATATTTTTCTTTTTGTTTATCACTATCACCAAAACCTTTTATTATATTATTATGCATAGCATCGAGTGTGAAAGTATCGTTATTATCATTTGATATCTTTTTCTTTGACGATTTTTCTTTGAACATCATTATAAATATTCCATTAAATAAAATGTTTATATGATAAAAATATATATTTTAACTCGTTCTATTATTCATATTTTTTTCTCCTCTAATAGTATAAAGTATATAGCGTAAATGGGTGGTGGTCTTCTTCAACTAGTAGCTTATGGTGCTCAGGATGTTTATTTAACAGGTAATCCCCAG